AAAATCCCAATACCAAAGTCTCAACTTGAGATTTCAAATGACTATGTTCAATCTCGTCAAACATATGGAGTACCTAATGACCCTATTCCAACTCGAGCAACAGCTGATAATAGAATTAATGATCAAGTAGTTAATCCTGCTAGAGCAGCTCAAACTTCTCTTAAAGATGATCCTTGGAAACCTTTTACTATAGGTTTAAAAGACATTGACGAGACTATTAAGTATTATTTTGATAATGTTATTAAACCTTTTGTTTCTCAAAACGGAGCCAGAGTAGCTGTACCTGTAATTTATGGTTCTCCTGAAAGATGGAAATCAGTTCAACGTGATGGTTATTACAGAGATGTAAATGGTAGGATTATGGCTCCACTTATCATGTACAAAAGAACATCAATTGATAGAAATAGAGGAATGACTTCTAAAGTTGACTCCAATTTTCCTCAGACATATGCTATTTTTCAGCAAAAATATACTAAACAAAATTTTTATAATCAATTAAGTGTATTAAATGGAGCTACCCCTATAAAAACTTATCAAGCTATTGTAATACCTGACTTTGTAACCCTTAATTATTCTTGTATGATATACACATATTATATGGAACAATTAAACAAAATTGTAGAAGCTATAAACTACGCTGCTGATTCATATTGGGGTGATCCTCAAAGATTTAAATTTAAAGCTAATATAGGTTCATATCAAACTATAACAGAATTAAATGTTGGACAACAACGTACAGTTAGAGGATCTTTTGAAATTAAATTAAATGGCTATATAATTCCTGATGTGATTCAAAAGGATCTTAACGCTATTAAAAAGTATTCAAGTACTTCTCAAGTTAATATTAGTTCTGAAAATATAGAAAATTTAGGGAGAACTTCAGCTAATAATTTTATAGAAGATATCAATACTAATCTTTAATTTTACAAGAAAATTTCCATATTTATATTCATGGAAAATGTTACAAAATTAACTGAAAGTGAAATCCTTCAAATAAAAGAATTACAAGACCAACAAGACTCTTTAATTAATTCATTTGGGCAACTTGAATATCAAATTCAACTTCTTGAACTGCAAAAAAAAGGTTTATTAGAACTTTTAGAAAACATAAGAACTAAAGAAAAAGATATAGCTCAAGAATTGACCCAAAAATATGGTAATGGTACAATAAATATTGAAGAAGGTATTTTCACTAAAACTTAATTTTTTTGAAATTTTCTATGGTATTTATGTTAGACAACAATTTTTTAACCTTTTATTAATAACATGGCAGAACAAATAATTTCCCCAGGGGTATTTTATAATGAAAATGTCCCTACCGTCCTTGAGGCGGCCGCTGCTCCTATAGGTGCAGCTATTATAGGTCCTACAGTTTTAGGACCTGTTGGAATCCCAACAACTGTTACCACTTATAGTGAATTCTTAACCAGATTTGGTGGAGCTATAGTTAGTGGTGGTTTACCCTATTCTTACCTTACCAACATCTCAGCCCAAAACTACTTTAAGCAAGGTGGAACTAATTTATTAGTTACTAGAGTAGCTAGCGGAACATTCACATCAGCTGAAACTATTGTAGAGAGTGAGGTAGAAGGAACAACTTTAAGAACAACTCGTGACGCTCTTTTAACAGCTGTATCCGGAACCTTTAACCTTACAGGATCAGCTTTAAGCACAGCCCTTATAGGATCTGCTTCAGGAGCTAATGTTACTGCTTCAATAACTTTAGCAGCTTCAAATTCTTTATCTTCTGTAACAATTACAGCTCAAGGAGGAACATTCACTGTTGGTCAAAATATAACCTTCCCTTCTCAATCTTTTGCGGGATCAAAAAGTGGGGGTAATAATTTAGTGTTTACTTTACGTGACCAAGATATTATAAATGCTTCATCATTTACTTTAAAAACTATTTCTCAAGGTATAGTTATGAACTCTGGTAATGATCAAAGCGCGGCTGGTGCTCTTGATTCTGGTTCTAATTACAACTTAAGATTTGAAATTTCTCAGGTTGACAGTGCTTCTGGTACCTTTACCTTATTAGTTAGACAAGGTGATGATAGAACTGCTGATAAAACTATTCTTGAAACATGGAGAGCTGTATCTCTTGACCCAACTAGAGATGATTATATCGCTAAAGTAATTGGTAACCAAACCTTTACACAAGGATTAGATGGTACTGATGCTTATATCACTGTAGACGGTGAATATCCAAATAAGAGTAAATATATTATTGTTAGTAGTGTTGAGAAACCTACCCCATATTATTTAGATGGCGCTGGTAATTTTAAATCCCAATTCACTTCTTCATTACCTATTCTCCAAAATGGTGGTTTTACAGGAGGTACAGGTAATTTATTTGCGGCCGGTGAAGTTAAGTGGTATGGTGATATTACAGAAACCAATGTTCAAGGTTTAACCGCCGCTAACTATACAGCTTCAATTAACTTATTAAGAAACAAAGATCAGTATGCATTTAATGTAATTAGTGTTCCTGGTTTGATTTATGAATTTGCAGCTCATAAAACTGTCCTTGATACTCTTATAACCAACACAACTAACAGAGGTGATAGTATTTTACCAATTGACTTAGTTAATTTTAATTCTTCCACCTCAGATGTTGTAGGTCAAGCTAATTTGTTAAACACTAACTATGCTGCAGCTTACTGGCCTTGGTTACTAGTTAGAAACGAAGATACTAGTGCTAATGTTTGGTGCCCCGCTTCAACTGTTATCCCTTCAGTGTATGTTTATAATGATAATACTTCTGAAGCATAGTTCGCACCTGCTGGTTTCACCAGAGGTACTATGCCTAATGTTATAACTCCTGAAAAGACTTTACCAAGAAGTTTAAGAGATACTCTTTACAACAATAAAATTAACCCAATCGCTACCTTCCCAGGTACTGGTGTTGTAGTTTACGGTCAGAAAACATTACAGACCTTGTCTACAGCTCTTGATAGAGTTAACGTTAGAAGACTATTGATTGCTCTAAAATCATTCATTGGTACAGTTTCTCAGAACTTGGTGTTTGAACCTAACTCATTACAAACCAGAAACAGCTTCTTGAGTGTTGTTAACCCATACTTAGAAACAGTTCAACAAAACCAAGGTTTGTATGCTTTCAAAGTTGTAATGGATGCTTCAAACAACGGTCCTGATGTAATTGACAGAAATGAGTTAAGAGGTGCGATCTATTTACAGCCTGTTAAAACAGCTGAATTTATTGTAATTGACTTCAATTTAACTCCAACAGGAGCTGAATTCCCTGCATAATAAAGCTATTTTAATTAATATGTATAAATAACAACAATTAAAAAATAAAAACATTATGGCAATATTAGATCCAAACGAAATATTTTTCACAGCGTTTGAACCAAAACAGCAGAACAGATATATAATGTTAGTTGATGGTGTTCCATCATACTTCATTAAGGGAGTTGGTGCTATTACAGTAACACAAGGTGAAGTAACTCTTAACCACATTAACGTTTACAGAAAAGTTAAGGGTAAAACAACTTGGGGTAACGTAGCTTTAACACTTCATGACCCTATCTCTCCATCAGGTACACAAACTATTATGGAATGGGTAAGATTACACCACGAATCAGTAACAGGTAGAGATGGTTACTCTGACTTCTACAAGAAGGATGTAACATTAAACATTTTAGGTCCTGTAGGTGATATCGTTTCTGAGTGGGTGTTAAAAGGATGCTTCATTGTTGACGCTAACTTTGGCGATTATGGTTGGGATAACGAAAGTGCAGCTGTAAATATTACAATGACTTTAGCCCCTGACTACTGCATATTAAACTACTAATATCAGAATAGAGACCTTATTAGAAAGAGCGCGTGAAAACGCGCTCTTTTTATCTCTCGATATATTTATATCAAATAAACATTTATATTCAAAAGTTATTAATAACATGAGTGAAGAAACACCACAATTAAATCCTATTGTAACAGATCCTGTTGCACCTGTTCAACCTGTTGAACAAAGTAAACCAAAATATGACTTCCCAACTGAAGTTGTAGAATTACCTTCTAAAGGTCTCCTTTACCCTAAAGACAATCCTCTCTCTTCAGGTAAAATTGAGATGAAGTATATGACCGCTAAAGAAGAGGATATTTTAACAAACCAAAACTACATTAAACAAGGTATTGTTCTTGACAAATTGATGCAATCTTTAATTGTATCTAAGGTTAATTATGATGATCTTGTAGTAGGTGATAAGAATGCTGTTATGGTAGCTTCTCGTATTTTAGGTTATGGTAAAGATTATACCTTTGAATATGATGGACAAGAAGTAACAGTTGATCTTTCAGAAATTGAACCTAAATGGATTAATGAAGAACATTTAGTTGAACCTTATACTAATGAGTTTAAATACACATTACCCCACTCAGGTACTCATATAACTTTTAAAATCTTAAGCAATAAAGATGAAAAAGCTATTGAAGCTGAAGTTAAAGGTTTAAAAAAGATAAATAAACTTTCTTCTCCTGAGTTGTCTACTCGTTTAAAGCAGATGATTCTTTCTGTAAATGGAGATGATTCAAGAAAGACTATTAGAGATTTTGTTGATAACCATTTCTTAGCTCGAGATTCAAGAGCCTTAAGAGAACATATTAAAGAGATACAGCCCGATATGGATCTTACATTTGATTTCTATCCTGAAAATGGAGATGATACTCAAGAAAATGTAAAGATTCCTATAGGGGTCACGTTTTTTTGGCCTGACGCCTGAGTATAGAATATATATGTTTGAAATGATACACGATATCGTGTTTCATGGGAATGGAGGATTTGATTGGTATACTATATATAATATGCCTATTTGGTTAAGAAAGTTTACTTATAACAAATTAATCAAACATTTTAGAGAAAAGAATGAGGCTCAAAACTCAACTACTCAAACAAGTAAAGGTAAAGTTCGCCAAATAAA